GGAGCAATGATGTCATCACCATAGACAGACACCGTGCCTTTGACACCAGATGCCCATGCAACTGCGCGTGTTAACGCGTAGAAGATGAGGCTCTCTAGTTCAAAGGTGAACCCATTACCCATGGAAGAAAACATCTCCAGGGTGTGAGTTCGACCGTCAACGATAGTTGAACGGACACGGATGTCGTCAAGCACTGACCACCAATCGAAAGGAAGCAGCTCGAAAACGAGCTGTCGACTGATGGAGTCACTTGCGGAGGAAAGATCGATGGTAGCAAGGCCAAGCTGTAAAGCTTGACGAGCCAACCATTGATTGCGGCCTTGATCGTTAAGATCAATGTTTGCCCTCCTTTTGAGGCGGTTGCGGATAAAAGTTCCCGCTGCCCTTTGCAAGAGCATATTGATCTCGGGTTCCTTTGCGGCAACCCGGTCAATATGGCTAGACTTTGGAACGGTGAACAACACGGACGAATCCTGTACTGCAAGCTGCTGCTTTGCCAACATCGTTCCCGATGTGGCTAGGCACCAGTACTTCCAGGCAGAATCCGACACCTGTGCTTGACCGACGTGCTTGAGGTATGCGGCCTGTGGGCCGCGCCGAACACGAGTACTTGCTCCAAAAGTATGGGAGCCCCTTGAAAATAAATCCAAAGGAGGTGAATCACCTAGTACACGGGACACAATCTGACGAGCCTTAGCAATAAGGGCGTCAGACGTAATCCAGCCAAAGTCAGTATCTCCAATTTGGAGACGCTGATTGGTTGCTCGGTTCCTTTCCTCGACAGCCATGAACTTGTCTATGGCTGCCTGCCTGCGTTCCGCGGGTGATGTTATAGAAGCATCAAGGAACTTTGACCTATACTCCGAAAGGAGATAGGTTTCCTTGAAACTTCCAGCTTCCGCCATCGATTCGACCAAAAGATCGAGATCTTTGAGGAAAGCGTCACCAACAGAAGTCGGTAGGAAATCACGGTTGCGTGATACTCGCGAACTGCGTTTCTCG